TGGGAGATCTATAATTGTATAACTTGTAATCGTAATACCATACTTTGATGCGAAATGATGAATGGCGAAACAGAGCCCCCCATAGCCCCCTCCCAGTTCCACACAATCAACGGATGTACGCTTAAGAGATTGTATATGCGATAGAAACAAATGTGCGTGTAAAATATATCGTAAATTGGTCGGGGATGTCGTCACAAATCCAAAATTAACCTTGACTGGATCTCCCTGGGCGTCATTTAGACGAGAGAATTCTGCTATTTCATCCTGGGTTATTTGAGTCTTTGTATTAATATGTCGTAGATATTCATAGCCTTGCGCGGGAGATACATGTTCAAGCATCCATGTATAATCGGGATGTGACTTGAACCCGGCTATATTACCAGTGTCAAGAATTCGCTGTACATAATTTGTATATCGACTATACGCATTCACATCCATATTTTCTATAGTGGGATACTCAGACATGACTTTAAGTCTTTAGAATGAACATGTAGATTGTTAATCTTCATCCATTCATTTGTTATCGTATTCAGAATATAGGGAATTTTTCGTTCTCTATCATCCTTTTCCCACTTAAATTTATACTGTGTATAATCAACAAGACTCCATGCTGCCTTAAATCCCACTGTTAATTTCCCACGTGTATGATAGGGGTCTACCCCCGCAAGAAATACACCTATCGCCAAGGCATCAAATACAGACGTATAGTCTTCCACATGTGTATATGTTTGTGGCGGAAGGCTATCTGTTTTCCAATGAATTGGGAGAAGTTGTACCGCATCCTTATTTGCCTCCCAAAATTGATAGAGGGTTGTCATTTCTGTCATGAATTCATTCGCATCTTCAATAAAGGCAGAACAGTGATGAAGGAATTTTTGTAGTATATCTACATGTTTAATGTACGCAATTCCAGATGACGCGCGATTGTAGTGATCAAACATATAGGCCATATCTTTCTTGCTGAATAATTCCAGCCACTCTCTTGGATCATTATAGAGAAGATTATCCAGTTCTAAAAACATGATGTCCTTCAAGGAATAACGATTCATAAGATTTAATAGGAGATAGAAACGTTCAAACGCATGAATAAATAATTTCTCTCGTCCCTTTAATCCTGGTACTAATTCAAACTTGTTGAATTTACGAGCGACTAACGCATTAAAGTCATTATGAACGACAAGAGTATAATCAATTACATTGACATTATATTTCTGCTTCAATGTATCAAGGTATTCACTCTTCAGATCATTCACAATAAAATAGACATCTCCATTGAAAAATAATCGTAACTGATGAACTGTTTCAATACAATAGGACGGTAATGGTCCTACAAATGTGTATGCTACTATCATGTATGTATATACTGTATCAATATCTTTAGGTTAATATATACTGTAGAACTTAGATACTATTATTAGTAAATGCCCTTTGTCGGCTCTGTGGAAGCAAAAATGGCCTTCGGCCGTCCGACAGCAACTTCTTCTAATGTTGTTACATCTAATCTCCAGATATGGCTGGATTCTGGAAATAACTCTTCCTATACGGGATCAGGAACTACCTGGACAAATCTGGTATCAGGCAATGCCCCCACCTATAACTTTACCCTCCAGAACTTCGCAGGTGCCACTACCAGTAATATTATCTATAATGGAACCACAAATAGAGCCATCAACTTTGATGGAATAAATGACTATACCATTAACAATACCTCTTTGCTCACCCTATTAGCCTCCAACTCCTATAAGGAAGCCCGAGAGTTCTGGCTATACTGGCCCGGAACCGCGGGCAATCTGATATCAGAACTCGGCCAAAGTACTGTAAATTCAGGTTGGCACGATAGCCAGGCATCATTATCATCCACAACCTTTGCAATAGGCGTATGGGCATCTCCCTATCAGACCTATGAGGCAACTACTTCCTTTGTTGCCAATCAATGGAATCATATTGTCTGGCAACATAACTATGGCACAAATACACTCAGTGCCTATATCAATGGTGGTCTTGTATATAATAATGGGTCCGTGGCTCGTTTAATATCAACACCCGGATTCTTTCTGGCCCTCTGTCAATTAGATAGCACCAATAACGGATACGGAGGTGGTTCTCAATTAGCCGCCTCAATCGCCATCTTTCGTTGGTATAATACAATTTTAACTAGCAACCAAATAAGTAGCAATTTTCAGTCAGAAAGGGCGCGATTTGGAGTTTAAAACAGCCCTAAGAACTTTGTCCGTCTCAATTCCTCTGGCGGTACTACATGTCCCTTTGGTATAACATACGTCAGGTCCTCCCCTGTCATCGCAGTTGTGACAATTTCCAGTTTCACATTGTGTTCATCCAGAATGAAGGTCATATGCTTGTATACATCCAATTTGTTGGACCCCATCTTGTTGAGATGGTCTATTAATGCAATAGCAAAGGGTGGAAGTGTCTGATTTGAAAAGAGGTCGTATATCTCTTTAATAATTCCATTGCGCACATTGCGACTTGGAACCTTGAGGGGGTCTCGGAAAGCAATTGCTGGATTGACAGTGGTCATGATACTGTATTCCTACACCAATAGGGATTTTTCAAATTTTGTAACTATATCACAAAATTTGAAAAATCAAAATACTATAATGAAACGGCTAATAATCCATATGAATAGCATAAGTAGCACAAATAGTACAAATAGTACAAATAGTACAAATAGTACAACCTGGATAATTGGTGAACGGTATGAACTCATGGAAAAAGGGGGGATGGTCCATGAACTGGGAACGCTTAACGCTATTCTGGAAGATGGGTCCCTCAACTTCAAGAAGGCAGATGGTGAAACCCATACCTATCATGTAGAATCGGATGTTAGTTATAGGATCATTATCCGTATACTACCTCAAACTCCACATATTCAGAATACGGAACTGCCTTAGAGGTCGGCCGATCCAATTCCATTAGTTCCCGCAACGCCTCCAAGCGCCGTTGAACCGGTTCCATTCCAGAATACACTTTTTTCCGACTCAAACTCTTCCAGCGCCACTCAAATTGGAGTGCCGCATGATTGTCAGGAAAGCCCTTCACATAGCACATACGCCGCCAGGTTCCCGGTTTCCTGGCCGTCGCCCTCGCACCCCCTTTAATGAGTCCATTGTGCTGTCGCAGCCTCCTGTCCGGATCCACCGTGGCTCCCACATAGGTGGAACCATCGTTTGATACGAGCAAATAACAGAACCATTTGGACCCCCTATTGGAACCTTCTTCAGAAGGATCTATCACTAGATTCTCAGGTAGTTTATTTTCTTCTATTTCATTTATCATACTAAATAAAATTGAAGAATTTTTTTGGTATAAAGAATACTATCAACTATCCTTTAAGAGTTCAATATGACAACGGAATATCTTATACAACCAGATCTAACCAAACCGGCTACAGATCTTCCAGCCAGCCCCTTCTCCTTCCCCCTGGACCCCTTCCAGCAATACGCGCTCAAAGCCATTCACCAGAACCACAATGTTCTAATTTGTGCCAAGACAGGAAGTGGTAAGACTTTAGTGGGCGAAGCGGCCATTTATAAGGTATTGGCGAGCGGCGGGCGCATCTTCTATACGGCTCCCATCAAGGCCCTGTCCAATCAGAAGTTCTCCGATTTCACCAAACAGTTCCCTGCTGCCACGGTGGGACTCATGACAGGGGATATCCGCTTCCAGCCCGATGCCCAGATCGTGATCATGACCACGGAGGTCTTCCTGAACCTCCTGCTCAAAAAGGGTTCCAAGACGGAATCTCTCGGCCTCACTGCCTCCTTGTCCATTACAGGGGTCCAGGCGGTCATCTTTGACGAGTGCCACTACATCAATGACCGGGGACGCGGAAAAGTCTGGGAGCAGGCCTTCATGAATGTTCCGAAGAGCATTCAACTTGTTCTCTTGTCAGCCACGCTCGCCAATCCCGAGATCTTTGCCTCCTGGCTCGGCAACTTGAAAGAAGTCCCCTGTCACCTCATTCAGACCCAGTATCGCATCGTACCTCTGACCCATGCTGTCCTGGATCCTGTTACAGATGCCCTCATTGTTACACAGACACCAGGCGTAGAGGTGTATCAGGAGAAGGCGTACAGGGATTGGCTCCAGACCAGGAAGGACATTCTGGACGGGCACCGCAAGTTCCAGGACAAGGTCCATAACAAGGTTATTAGTGGTGAAAAGGGGCCTGTGGAAGGTAAAATCAGACCTAAATCATTTCCGCATCAACTCAATCACACCCTTGGCCTTCTCAAGACTCGCAACCAGTTGCCCGCTCTCTTCTTCGTCTTCAGTCGGAAGGGATGTGAAGTCCTCGCCAATCAGGTGACCCTGGACTTTCTGGACTCATCGGAAACAGCTGCCGCCAATCACATCATTGACTTCCATCTTCACAAGTTCAAGTCCTTGGAGTCTCTTCCTCAGTTCCACATGCTCAAATCCCTCCTTCTCAAGGGCATCGCCTTTCACCATTCCGGCCTGTTGCCCCTGCTCAAGGAGATCGTGGAGATTCTGTTCTTGAAGGGGCTCATCAAGGTCCTCTTCGCCACCGAGACCTTTGCGGTCGGCCTGAACATGCCGACCAAGACGGTGGTGTTTACCGGCCTGTCCAAGTTTGACGACGAAAACAATGGCATGCGTCTTCTCAGAACGGACGAGTACATCCAGATGGCGGGGCGCGCCGGCCGCCGAGGCAAGGACACGGAGGGCCTGGTAATCTATCTGCCGGAACGAGACCCTGTCTCCGTTCTGGAACTCCAGCAGATCATGAAGGGCTTAAAGGAACCGGTGAATAGCCGGATGGACTTCCACTATGACTTCCTCTTGAAGACACTCAATGCGAATGGACCCACCTGGCTCCAGCAGATGGAGAAATCCTATTGGTTCCATCAGCGCTCCCGAATTAAGGTCCAGAATGCCAAGGAAGTGTTGGCGCTCAAGGTGAAGATAGAGGCCTTGGAGCCTTTGCTGACAGAAGAGGTCAAAGCGCTTCTTCTGAAGAAGACTGATCTGGAGACGCAACTCAAAACCACCAAGCAAAAACAAAAGCAACAGGGGAAAATTCGTGCCGAGATTGATGCTCTGCCACTTAGATCCATAGACCTAGCCAACCATCAGGCACTCTATGATGCGCGGCGAATACTGACGGAACTGGAGGCGTATCAGATGTCATTAGAGAACCATTCGGCGACCATCAGGGGCCCTGTAAAGTTCCTGAGAGCCGCAGGGTACTTAAAGGAAAGTGAGGCAGCCCCTGAATTGCTGACACAGGAAGACCTAACAATCAAGGGTCTCTTGGCCACCGAGATCAATGAGGGCAACCCCATTCTCATGACAGAACTCTTCATGAGCAAGAAGGCCCATGACTTATCCGGTCCCGAACTCGCCACGCTCCTCTCCTTCTTTATGGAGGACTTTGACAAGAACGAATCGTATGTCTTGGACACCCTTGGCATTCCAGCAAAGGTCAAGGATGTGGCTCTCTTCCTCAATGATGAGTCCTATCGTCTCGGGGAACTAGAAGGCAAGTGTGGTGCCACAAAGTCGGAGACAGCCTGGTTCCTCAGTCTTCAGTGGTCGGAACTCGTGTATCGGTGGATTACGGAGGAAACGCACATTGCCACCCTATGCTCCGAGTACAATACCTTTGAAGGCAATGTAGTCCGAGGGATTCTGAAGTTGGTCAATTTGCTAGATGAGTGGCTCAGCATGGCCACTTACTGTAATGAGGCGAGCCAGATTGAGACCATTACGGCACTGAAGCCCCTGCTCATGAGGGATATCGTCATGCCGAACTCGTTGTATTTGACGAAGGTATAAAATGAAAGGATAAGATAGAAGTATGTCACTGGCCTTTGATTTGCTTAGTGCTACTACAACAGGGATTACTATAGATATAACGGCAATTGATGCGGGTGCTGGTCTTGATGATGTATATAAATTTATATTTTGGAAAAATGGTATAGCATCTGATATATCATATAATTTACTATATAGTTCTGCAATAGGTTCTGGCCTATTTCCATATAGTATTTTAAACCCGCCAACATTTACAGTTGTCCCTGGTGACCATCTTAATGTACAAATACAGGATCTTAGTGCTGGAGGTGTTCTCACAAATCCTACTAATTTACCGAATGTAGCCACTGAATTTGTAACTGTTACAGGGGCGGGGCCCATCCCTTGTTTTGTCCGAGGTGTTCCCATTCTCACCTATCAAGGCTACCGACCTGTGGAAACCTTGACAAATGATGATACGGTCAGAACAGCCGATGGCCGAGATGTCCATATTAAACTTCTCAACTTCACAGTTAAAAAAGCCGACCAAACAACGGCCCCCTATCGCATTCAGGCTGGCTCTCTTGGCCATTACTATCCTCCCGAAGATCTCTGCCTCTCTGCCATTCATGCGATTCAGGACAGCCGTGGCGTCTGGCAGATGCCCAAGTATTTGGCCCGACACAACCCTATGGTTCAGCAATATGGACTGGGGGAATCAGTGGAGTATTTTCACATTGAATGCCCCAATTTTTTCACGGACAATCTCGTTGTTGGAGGGGCTACAGTGGAGTCCTTTAAGAACAGACAGGGCGCCCATGGCGCTGTCTATGTCTGGAACAAGGATCTCAATGGGTTTGTGCGCAATGAGAAGGACCAGATTAAGCCCGTTCCGAAGAACCCTGGCACAATTGTTGTCTATGGTTAAATAGTCATCTAAAGAATAAATAAATACCTGTATAGTCATATGAAGGTATTTGTAATCCATTACAAAAAATTAACGGAGAGGAAAGCAGCGATTCTACAACAATTTCAAAAACACAAGATTACGGATTTTGAATTTGTTGAAATTGATCGGAATGAACTACATACACAGCCATCACAAGACCTCCGTTTATTTGAATCTGGGTATTCCAAACAGCAAATTGCGATTACTCTATCCCATATGTATGCCTATAAGCAAATCGCAGCCAAATATGACAGGGCCTTGATTTTAGAAGACGATGCCATTCTTAGCGACGGGTTTACAGACTCATTGAATCTCTACTGTAGTCAATTACCCACCTCCTATGATATGCTGTTCATTGGAGATGGATGTGGCTTTCACATTCCAAAGACCGATCAAGTTCCTGCGAAGCATGTGTATGAAAAGAGTTTGTTTCCCACCAGTTGGGGTGGAAACGGGGCCACACGCTGTACGGATAGTTATGTAATCAGTAAGAAATGTGCTGTGAAATTATGTATTTATCTACAAATGCTTCCGTATAAGATACAATTACCGATTGACTGGTGGTTAAATACCGCGGCAAGAGATACCCGGTTGAATGTGTACTGGGCAGAACCAACTATTGTTACACAGGGAACTGAAACGGGTGTCTATAGTGTATCTCATACGCCTGTGGTTGTTAGTTCAGCACCCGAGTGAGATTCCTAAGGCTTTGCCTTAGGAATCAGACTGGCTGCTAAACTTTAGTTCAGCACCCGAGTGAAAAACAACATATACCCATAATTGAATCCCGTAAATTGTAAGTCCATGAACTTATCATAATGGAATCCCTGTTCCACTGCCGTATGGACAATCTTATCAATGGAGGGCATATAGAGCGTATGTTTCTGTTGTCGTACCTTTCCATCTTTTTTGAATTTGAAGGTCTCTTTGAACTCGGCGACCGGATCATACAATTGGAATTCCGTCTCATAGTCAAAGGTGTCAAAGGTGGCCTTGGAATTCACGATGCGGTCCTTGGAATACTTCTGGGGACTCACGGCGAGCCAGGGATTGGCCACATCAGGAATGGGCTCAAACTTGAACTTATTGACCACCTCAATGGCCAGGCCCCCGCCCGGTTTAATCCACATGGCCAGATTCTTGAAGAGCGTATTCAAGTCTTGGAACTGATAGATGCTAAAGAAGAGGAGGCAGGCATGTGTGAATTCACTCACAGACGCCGCCATAGGGGCATAGGCATCTCCAATGCGCCATTCCACTCTTTGTTTCTGGTCCTCCTTCAAGGTCGTGGCCGGTACGATCACATCTTTGGCATAGTTCAGCATGGCCACGGACTTGTCCAGGCCGACCGCCTTATCTACCCCCTGATTTACGAAGGCACAGGTGGCAACCCCCGTGCCACAACAGACATCCAGAACACGCATTTCGCTCTCCTTCTTTCCCTTTCGCCATTCGGTGAGTAAGATTCCTGTTTCTGCCTGAACCAGATTATCATGTTGAAAGATCTTGCTATAGACCGTGGCATAGAACTTGTCGTAGATGTCTTCGTGGATTCCGTCTGCGAAGCCTTCCTCTAGTATTACATCCCGAAGGGCAGTACGAATGGGAGCCGTAGACGACAGACGATCCGTGATGACCACAAAGCAATAATAGGCAATTAAACATACAAGGATGGTCATCAGTGCGACTTGCCAGGTATCCAGCATTCCCTATTAGTGACTGGGTCTTCTTTTACGGGTCCTTCGGCACGTTATCTTGGTTCCCTTTCGTCCCTTTCCGCAATCACTAGAATATCCTGTCAGATGCCGGCAGACAGAGGTATAGGGATCATGAAAGTCTGTGTCCATGGCACACCGCTGTCGCCATAGCCAGGCAATAACGGAACGGCGGCAGGTCAAATCGCGACGGGTTGTTGCCTCTATAGAGCGCCACTCAGGGCCCAGAACAGGTCCTAGAACGGCCGGGAGTGTGTCCCAGAACTGATTGTACCAGCGTATTCGCTTGTCTGAGGGCAAGATATTCCAGCGATTTTGTTTACAGGGATCCGAACAGTGTATCGCCTCTTTCGGACAGTCCTTCATCGGTTCCGAATTCCGACTGGCCTCTTTCGGATGATTGTAGGCCACCGAAAAAAGGAAATCCCAGAAGAGCGCCATTCGTTCTCGTTCCTGAGTACACTTCATCCAGTCCCTATAGTGTTTTTGAACGGCTTGAAAGGTCGGATTTTGACCTACATGGAGACCCTGGCTCCTCAATTTATCGTTGACCTTGTTATGGATCTTATACTGCCATTTCACAAGATGATCCAAATCCAAGGGCAGTTCCTCATAATAATCTGTCAAGGAGGTGCGACAGTATTTACAGGGGAGAATGTAGGGGATTGATTCAAAGAACTCCCGATAGGCCTTTTTATTGGTTCCATCATACACATAGGTGGCGTGATGGAGTAGTTTCCATCCCGATGGCCCCCAGAAGCGCGTGTCCATGTTCCCTAGTGTATTGTGGGTTTTTTCTAATTTGAACCGAGATTGTATGGCTGTTTTCGTGGGTTAATCTTATTCATTACATCAATAAAAATTGTATATAATTTTAATTTTTGAGCATCAGTTAATAGTATATTATTTACTTTTAGTTGTTCTATAGTATTTGATAGGGGTTCAGATCCCGCATAGGTTGGTGAAATTATCTTCGCAAATTCTCTAGAGTTTGCTGTATTTTTAGTTAGAGGTGTATTACGGAAGGGACTTTCTTCATTATTTATAATGATATTATAGAGTCTTGTACGTGACTCTTTAGGAAACACTTTATATAATTCATCTGCCATCGCTTTTGCTTCATCCAATGTCATAGACTTATTCATAGATGTAAGAAGACTACGAAGATCGGAAAGGGAAATACTGATGGTTATTTCATATTCCTTATCATCTTCTCCCTTGTCTTCGTCCTTGCCTTCCTTGCTGCGTATTAACCGTTTCTTCTTCTTTCCACTCGTCCCATTTTCTTTGGTTTCCTCCGCGCCCTCGTACAAAATCGGCTTGTCTTCATCAAATACTTTTTGTGCGAGTTCTACTAAATAAGCATGGAGGGTATGACATTTAGGATTAATTGTAGTTGTAAAATCAGTAGTACATCCTTCAATGACCTCTTTCAGAACAGTACGTCTCCACTCATCATCCTTGCCTTCAAACTCAAATAGATAGAGATGATTTGCCAAACGTGTCTGTTCCTCTGTTAAAGGATCTTCCACCTTTGTTTCTACAAGAAAGGTCTTGTTGTAGATTGTGATGGACTTTATTTCAGGCTCCTCTGTATTTTCATTGGATTCATTGGACTGATTTGACTGATTTGACTGATTGGACTGATTGGACTGATTTGAACCTGTAGAATCATTAGAAGTAGTGGAAGAATTCCTCTTAGTAGACCCTGTCCCTACAACCGTTTTCGCAGTAGTGACGGTTTCTTGAGCACTGGCTATAATAGGCTTTATAGAAGGCTTAGGCGATGTTGGAGGGGGGACAGGTTTTTGATTCGCGATACTGCTAGACGGTTTTGTTTGATTAAATACAGTAACGTTTGGTGTTGGATTAAATGTTACACCAGGTGTAGTAACCTGTTTCGCAGCCTCTACTGTTTGTGTAGCCCCCATAATGGCAGATTGTATATTACTTGGATTGAATACAGATGATCTTTGTATTCCTAAGGGAACTAAAGGTCTAGATGGTTCTGGTGTTGACATATACCCTATCATATCTTGATAAAATCTACACACAAATAATATCACGACTCTTCAGGGAATGCGCATCTTGGATGTGTTTCAGCCAGGGCTTATAAGAGGGTCGGAGCATCTTGCCTATGACCCTGAGAAGGCCTATGCCTATATAGAACATCCAATAGAGGGTTGGCGCGTCTATTTGCGGTCGGCGGTGTTCATTCATGAGGATAAGCAGCCGTTCCAAGAAGACCGCTTTCTCGTCTTTCGGAATGTGAAGAAGGGCCATAAACGAGATACCTGGGAACCCCCCAAGGGCCAAATGGAGGGCAAGGATTTCTATCGGAAGGGCAACGTGCCGTTACTACAACTTCTGGCCAAGTCGGCGCTCCGTGAAACCCAAGAGGAGGGCCATCTGGATGTTCGGGGCTTCGTGGACTTGAAGTATACGGGTCTCGTGTTCCAAAGCCAAGAAAAGGACTATCCCAAGAACCACTTCTTCCAGTACCATATCTTCCATGGCTTTATGAAATCGGCAACCATTGAAGCCTCCTTTGACAAGTTTGACTGGTTCCAGGACCATCCAAAGGCGTTTGCCCGTCAGAGTCGGGACAAAAAGGAAACGGATGCCGTGGCCTGGTTTAGCCCAAAGAACACTCCCCTGAATCCTCGGTGGTGTCCGACCATTGTCTTCAGTTATATGAAAGACATGGAAAGATACACCAAATAAGACTCATAGTTTATCAATCTTACTGGTCAGCCCGGAGTTGTCCAGTTGAACGGATAGGACCTTGTTCGCATGCCCCTTATAATTAAAGGTACATGCGTGCTCTACAGCCGGTAGATGGGTGATACAGTATTGTTTCTCGCATCGGCAGGTATAGGCCATCACAATGAGTTTTGCCTTACACACCTCGCATTTCACAGTCTTTTTCTTATCAGATTTTGAGTGTATTGATTGAGGTACTTGATTCTCATCACTCATTTTGTATCCTATACAAGGCTGTTATTTCCCATCAAATTTTATTAGCCTAAAAAAAGCCTACTAAAATATTCTATGTCCTTCTGGGAATCCTACAGAGGATGTCCAACCGATAAACGCTTTCAGCCGATTAAGAGAGGTCTCCTTCCTCCGATCACCATTCATTCGGAGGTGGCAAGAGCAGCCGATATTCCAGAACTCACCACCTTTTTGACCACCTATTTTGGCGACAAGGATCATCCTGTTCTGAAACCAGTTCTCAAGGTGGGAGACCAGGAACTGATGTTATATACAAGAACAGCACAAGGCATTGATTCCACGATTCGTTATAAATATGCCGGCACCTTTGAGGGCCAGCCCATCTATCTCATTGACTGTTTCTGTGCCAAAGAACGCAAAACAGGTGTGGCGAGTCAACTCTTGGCCGCGCTCCACGTGAAAACAGACCAGACTCCTTGCGCCCTGTTCTTGAAAGAGGGCCGCCCTATCCATGGCCAACCCCCCCTCTATACCTCCTGTTATATGTATCGTAGGCGTCAGCCAACTACAGAACCCTGTTTGTCTTTGAATTCGGAGAAAGCCTATGCCCTTGTAAATGCGTACAGACGCGTTTATAAGGATTTCTTTTGGCTCGCCAATGTGGACAATCCGAATCAACATTGGCGTTTGTGGAAGCGAGGCTCTCTTTGGAGCCTCGCATGTTTCCAGGATTCCTTTCAAGAACGAGAGGGACAGAGAATTGGTTGGATGACGGCCTTTGTCGGGAACACGGCCGATGGCGTAGAGGCCTTGGCAGATGCCTGTCCCTTTCCTTGGATATGGGCGGATCATCAATGGATTAGAGAGTCAGAACGATGGTCCTTGGATGGCCCCTTTCACTGGTATACGTATCGCTGGACAACCTCCTTACGACCCGCCGCAGGTTTGGCACTCCGATGCTACGGAATTGTTGTCTAGGATGTCCAGAAAGTCTTCTCGTACAATCACAATAATACTGAGAACAAGGATAATGAGAACAATTATGGAAATATGGAGATTCTTAAAGAGTGATTCATACATTCTCCCCTAATCATTATAAACAAGTTCCCCACATAGAACAACTTCTGCCAGCAGGACAGTCCAAGTCCATGGCACAAGGCTGCTGTGTTTCTTCAGGAGCAGCATAATTTCTGAGACGTAAGTCTCGGGAAGGAACATGATTTGTCAAAGGTTCGGAGATGACACGTCTAGGTTCTGCTGGAAATAATGTACTCGGCAAATCCTCGCCGTAGTCAGACCCGTCAGATAGTCCACCTCTTCCGCCATATCCGCCTACTCTCCCTCCTCCGCCACCTCCCCGAAACATCTCCTTTATCCGTACATAGCGATTGGAATAATACATCAATCCTATGCCCAGGACAACTAGTAATAATAGAATTGTTGCGATAGACCGCATCCCTATAATGTAGGACGATTCTTTCTGGTTGCTGTAGTTGCCATATATCCTCCTGTATGAATCTGTAACCGTTGTGTTCCTCCCTTTCGTCGTCCTTGTTGCTGTCCTTGTTTCTGTCCTTGTTGCTGCCCTTGTTGCTGTCCTTGTTGCTGTCCTTGTTGCTGTCCTTGTCCTTGTTTCTGTTCTTGTTTCTGTTCTTGTTGTTTTAATGCCTGTTGTCCCTCTAATGCTTGGAGACCCGTCTTATAGAGTCCTTCACACTTACTATAGTAGTCTATCAAGATGACCCGAGCATTCCGATTGATGCGGTCCAGTTCCGGGAATCCTTTCAGCATCACCGTGGGATTGATACGAATCATAAGTTCCTGGTCGCCCTTTTTAATGAGAAAGAGTTGTTTCAAAAGTTGGCCGCAGCGCGCGGCATGCTGAATCTGTGTGCCAAAGAGTCGGCGCACAACCTTGATGACATAGTTTCCACCGGATGTCCCCTTTTTGAAATCAGTATCCTCTTTGATTGCGCCACAGGCTTTTTGAGACGCCACATCTTTGACGGAGGAGAGATTCATTTTGAGGAGGTCCTCCATGGACCCCTTATAATCCGTTCCATCAAAGACCGTAATCATCTTTCGCATAAAGTCCGCATAACTGGCAATGTCCTTCGGATCCTTTGATCGCAGAATAGAGGTGGTCTTGATCTGAACAAAATCATAGAAGAGTTGGGCGAGAACGGCCAGTCCTGGAATCTTATCAATTCCCTCTCCTGGCTTTGGCAAAGCGTCTCTCGTAACTTCCGAATCATGGCCTCTAGAATCGGTCATATCGGAGATGAGATGAAACTTGGAATCACAGGCGGCGGAGTGAAAGGTCCCCTTGTCGCCGGATACCTGTGTTCCAAGAAGTTGGAGTCCACGGGCCACACAGT